GTCATTGACGTTGCCAGAGTCGCGGGCGCTTTCGTGACGATGTTCGATTGAATGAGCATGGTTACTTTCTTTGGTCGAGTTGCGTCTCAATGCGAGACAAGCGTTGATTGTGAAATTGCACGCTGGAGTCGATGCGCTCCATCATTCTGATGAGTTGAATCCAGCAGCCAACAACGATGGCAAGGATCGAAACGCACAGTCCAATCAGACCTAGCCAATCACGAAATGAAAGGTTGACGACGCGGCCGTGTTCGGTGGTCATGTCGAATAAAGCCGGGGGTGGAGCCGAAGCCCCACCCCCAACCTTCCGGGGGTTTGGTAAGTATCAGGCCAGCACGCCAGCAGTGGTCGGGCCGCCGTCAGTGTTGCCACCGACCGCCACGATGCTGCCAGCAGACCACGGGCACAGAATGTCAAGACCACACTGGATCTGCGCCTTCATGAACTTGGTGTTCCGACGCTCGTCGGTCTCCATGTAGCTGGTCAGGCCAGCCGCCTGGACCATGCCGATGGCAGGGCTGCCGGTGTCTGCGCCGCACATTGCAACAGCAATCGGGATGCCCTGACCTCGGTTCGTAGCGGCCGTAGCACTGTACGCACCATCAAAGCGACCCTGGTACTTGGTGCCAGTCTGGCTGCCAGCAAACGTCTTGTACGCCACTGCCGCATCTTCTCCAGTCAGGCTGCTTCCAGACAGGTCGGAGTTAGGAAGGTTGTTTGTCACGATGACATTGAAGCCTTCCAGCTGACCGATGACGCGAGCGTTCACGTCGTTCGGCTGGGCCGACAGATCGCGACTGTAGGTGCTCGGCATGATTGGGTTTGCGGAGACAGCGGATCCGGTCCAGTTCGCCTCAAAGCGCAGAAGCGTCTTGACGTAAGGCGTGATGAACAGGTAACGGCTGCTTTCCGGAACGCCCTTCTGATCCATGCCCTGAGCCATAGTCGCTAGGTCGGAACGGAAGTTGAACGCGCCCTGCGGTCCCATCGGGTAACTGGTCGCGACACTTGCTGCGGTAGCTGCCGTGCCGACGCTACGGCACACGCGATAGCCACCGTCGTGGATGTTCTGCTCGGCACCAGTCGCGGCAGCCTTCACGGCCAGAATGGCGATCTTGCGATCAAGCACGCGGGCAATGTTGCGAGCCAACTTGGTAGCGAACGGAGCCAGCACGTCAAAGTGCAGGGTGTTGAGATCGTTCAGACCAACGTCCAGAGCGTTCACCAGAATCTCGTCAACGGCGACGGACTTCTGACCGACTTCGACGCGGCGAACATTCGTGCCCTGGGATGACTGAAGGTTCAGGGGAGTGCCGACGTTGTGGTAAGACGCTGTCGGATCGTCGCCAAGAATCGGCCACTGGTAGGACGAGCCGCCAGTGATCTGCTTCATCGCGAGGAAGGTGTTGCTGCGGTCGTAGAAAACGCTGGACAGCTGGAATGCTTCCAGCACGGTGCCACTGAACAGGGTCAGGGCCATCGACGCATCGCTGTTCAGCTTGTCGAGCAGCAGGCGTTCGGTATTGACAATTGACATAGGAAAGTCCCTTTTATTTGGGTTGCTTGGTGGATGAGTACGCGAGACGCACGGGTGTCCGCTCCTAGTTCTGGGCCTCTTGCGAGGGTGTCCAGACGGTCACGGGCCGAGCAATCAAAAGACCGCGCACGCATTTCTGCGGGCGTGGTGAAGACCCACCGCCGGCCCGAAGGCCGACGATGAGCGCAGGAGATCAGGTGGTTTCTGTTGGCTTTCGCTTCGGAGCGTTCGACTGAGCAGCACGGTACATCGCAACTTCCTCGCGCAGCTTCTCGTTCTCTTGCTCAATGGACGCATGTTCCGCCGCCAGTTCGGCTTGCGTCTTTGGACGACTGGAACGGGTGGCAGTTTCAATCGCGTTGTTCAATGCCTGCTGCGGCGTTTCGCCCTGACCGCTGTGCCACGGATTTTGCGTGACCTTGTCGATCAGATCGATGATGTAAACCTGCACCTGACCGCGCATTGTGACGTTCAGCAGATAGGTGCTTCCGAGCGCATTCAACTGGTCCCACTGCTCTGGAGTGGCGCGTACAAGACTGCTCATTTGTTATAGATCCCCTGCAAGAGATGCTGTGGCGTGTTCAACAGACGCCGCTTGGTGTCTTCGTCAACGTATCCCTGCTTACGAAGACGAGACATTGCGCCGACAACGTCGTCAACGCTTGAGAATCCGGTGGTGGATGCGACTGGCGTCATGCCCTGGACAAGCGGAGCAGCACGGCCGCTTCCAACGGCCTGCTGGTGCATGAACATGAGTTCCCTCATGGCAGACGCAGCGTTCGTTGGATCTGCCAGACTTGCATTGAGCCTGGCAATATCGTTCTTGCCGAGGTTTCCAGCAGCCCAGTTGAGGATGTTGTCTCGTTGAGCCAGTCCACCAGCCATTGTTGTGACTTCATCGATGGCACGCTGAACCTGCGTCTGGGCCAACTGCACCCGAGCAGCCTCGCCCTGAATGATGCGCTCGGCCATCTGCTTGCCGACGCCAGCCTTCTCCATTGCTTCAATGTGGTGCGGTGCAATCTTCCCGTCGGCCAAATAGGACGTGGTGATGTCCTCTAACTTGACGCCCGCACGTTCCGCGAGCGCCTCGGGACTATCGACCTTGCGTTGTCCGATGAGCTTCTGAGCCTCGGTGTAAGCCTGCTCAAGAGCCTCTGGATTGTCGAACTTGCCAGCCCATTTCTTGGGCGTGATCTGCGGATTGGTATCCGTTGGCGGTGTAGGTGCCGCCGCCTTTGGCTCGCTTGGAATATGAGCGGGCGCGATGGCCGGCTCTGGACTAGAGGCTGATGCCGTTTCAGGCGGCGGCGTTTCCGGTTCCTGCATTGCTTGTCTCCTGCGGGGAAAGTTCGTTTGTCATCACATCTCCGCCGACTTGGATGAGCTTCTTCTGAGCCTCCATTTCGACGGCTTGCTGCATGGCCGCTGACGCTTCGGCAGCAACCTGGTCGTTCGTCTTGATAAGGCCGGGCTCAAAGATGCCGCTCTGCCTCAGCAACGTGTCGAACAGCACCCCAAGGTCAATTCGCTTGGTCATCTCCTGGCCGAACTGTGCAACCGTTGCAACCAACTGAAGCAGCTTGGCCTTATCTGCCTCGCGACTGAGTGCAGCGATGCCAGTGACGGCTTCAATATCCATGCTGTTGCGGGGCAGGGACGGGATCAGAGCATCGCGCTGCATCTGGTAAAGCAGGCGCTCAACGAGTGGCACCTGTTGGGCGTCTGCAATGGGGGCATAGACCCCGCCCAGTGCGCCTTCGAGCTCGCTGGCAATCCGCTGGATCTGGAATGCAGTCACGCGCTCGCCCTTTGGAGCGGCGTCTGCCTCCATGAGCATGGCGACGGCCAGGTCTCGTCGCTTCTCGACTGCGGTCTGGTACACGACCTGGAAGTCACTGCTCTTGTTCACGCTGAGGAACGCGATGTCCTGAACCGCACCCGCCGCCACTCGGGCCTCAATGACCTCGCCGCTGGGCTTCGCCAGGTCGCTGGCACGAACCTGCGAGTTGTAGTCGATGCACGGCACGAACTTTGAGCACATGCCGGCGAAATCAAGCAGGCGCTCATGCAGCTCGTTCAGGGTACGCACGTCGCCCAGGTTGGACTCAATGAAGCCGCGACCATAGTCCTCGCCGGGGGCAAGCTCGAACGGCGTGCTCATGTACGGCGTGACGGGCTCCTCGCTCGTCCTGATGATCTTCTTGTTGATCTCTTGCTCCACCAGCCACACGCGCGAATACGGCTGCCACGCGCAACGGGTGTACAGATCGACGCCGCGCTCGTCGTAGCTTCGTTCAATGTCATCCGCGCCAATGTCTGCGATGGACATGACTTCTGGCGGCAGGATTGCGGGGTCGATCTTCTCGCTGACGATATGAAACTTCACGTCCTGTGACGAATCGCGGCAAGTGACGTACTGGTCTCGACGGAAGACGCGAAGCCGGTAGTCGTCCGTGAATTGCTCAAGCACGTCGCCAGTCACCAGAATCTGCGTGATTGCCTGGCGCTTGCGACTGCGAAAGCCGGTGCGACGGCGATTGCTGCCAGCGCCCATGTCCGCTGATTCAAGGCGCGCCATCATCAGGAGCTCCTGAATCGACAGCGCCTGCGTGAACGCCTGAACCTGCTTGGTATCGACGTTCTGGCTGAACCGGATGTGACTGGCTGGAAGCAGTCGGAAAAACGAAGTCCCTGGCGGGTACAGCGCCATCAGCAGTCGGCCTTCGAGGTTAGATATGCCTCGGCTTGGGATGCTGGTGAACGTCTCGGGCATCTTGTTGCCCTCAACCTGTCCGATCTCTGGCAGGATCCACGGCCTTGTCAGAGCCGCGCACTGGCGCGCACGTTCAAGGATGTTGAACCTTTTCGCATCCTCGCGCATGAACATGCTGTGGATGGAGGCAGTTTCGGACATCAGCGGAATCCTCCAATGGAGATGCCAACGCCGGTCTCCGGAGTACCAAATCGACCCACCAGCGGACGCTTTGCATCACTCAACGCGCTCGCCGAACCAGCCACGCCCTGATTGAACTGCGATGCAATGCTCTTCAGCCTGTCAGCCGCCGCCGCATTTACGCCAGCAACCTGATTCTTGGTATCAGCCATTTGCTGTTGCAGGGCGGTTCGTTCCTGCTCGGACATGGGCTTTGTGATCCCGGCGTTCGCGGTCGAATCCCAAGTCTGCTTGAGCGGCATGAGCCGATTCAATTCATCGACCTCGCGGCCTCCCAGCTTCATTGCATACGGTTCCAGCTTTGCTGGATCTGCGGCAGTTGCCCGAAGATTGAGCACCTGCTGGTACATCGGATTCTTCGTTGGATCAAGGGGCCGGAAGTGGTTGCCCGAAGTTCTCTCAAAACGCGGTATCCGTGCCAGGATGGCCTTGGCCTGTTGTTCAATCTGCGCGGCGGCCGACTTCAGCATCTCAGTGCGATATCGGCTGATTGTCGCGTCATACGGCGAAACCTGATACGAGCGTCTAGACGGATCGTTCAAGGCGCTGTTTTGTGATGCAGCGACCGAATTGAGACGCTCGATTTCCTGATCGACTGTTCGACCGCCCGGTATCTGCAAAGCCGCAAGTGCAGCGGATTGCAAGCTTGAACCTTCGGTGCTGTCAATGTACGAGCGATAGTTGTTGCTCGATATTTGATCGACGTTTGCGAACGTCTTGATCTGCGGAGCCCTGACTCGGACTGTCCTAAGTGCCATACGGGATACGGAGACCTGGAGCTCCGGCCATCGCTGGATTGATCGTTGGAGATTGGTCCTGAGTGCTCGGCATTGCGATGGTCAAGGTGCTGCGACTGACGTCTGGTCCGTTTGGATCAAGAGCAGC